CGATCTAGCTTATTTAGAACAAAAAAACAAGAACCCCCCTTGGTGGAAAGCTATGGGAGGTTCTGTTGAAGCTGAAGCTTTAGAAATATTTACAGCTAAAAAGAAAGCACAGGCCATGCGACAGGAACTAAAAGACTGGATTAGTTTTACTTATGGCCCATCTGTTTGGGATGAGCTTGTAGCTACTGAAGGTAGGATACGTAAACAAAAGAAAGACCAAGAGTATCGTAAAGCCGAAATACAGGAAGCTATTATTACATGGACAGTTACAGGTTTAATAATGTCTGCAGGAGTAGGTGCTTTAATATTTTTTGCGTGGTTGTTCAATGGCTAAAGCAAAATCACAACAGAGCCTTGACAGGTGGACAAAACAAAAGTGGAGAACTAAAAGTGGTAAACCTTCTACACAAGGATCAAAAGCTACAGGAGAAAGATATCTCCCAGAAGCAGCAATCAAAGGAATGTCTAGTTCCCAGTATGCAGCTAGTACTGCCAAGAAAAGAAAAGATACGGCAGCAGGTAAGCAGTTTTCTAAACAACCTAAAGCTGCGGCTAAAACTTCCAGACGTTACAGGAGATCATAGTTGGTAATAGATTTTGATGTAGACGGTGACGGTAAGATCACAGCAGAAGAAATAGCAATGAAGGAGCGTATGCTTGAGGTTGAGCTACGTGAAGAAAAAGCTGAGTCACAAAAGTTTATGGCGTGGGTAGCAATGGGAATGATGATTATTTTTACTATCTTTCTTTTTACTCCCTTATTATCTGACGCAAGAGTTAATGCCCTAGCAGATTTGCTTGGGTTATTTTATATTGCACAGACAGGTGTGGTAGCAGCATATATGGGAGCTACAGCTTATATGGCAGGAAAGCCAATGGGCAATAAGGTAGCAATGAAAAAGGATATGAGATAATGGTAGCACCAGTAGTAGCAGCAGGAGTTATGACTATAGCAAGATTTATAGCTAGTAAAGGTATAACACAAGCAATTAAAAAGTATGGTAGTAAAGCTGCAAATGAAGCTAAAAAACATGTAAAAGATTTAACAACAAAACCAACAGCAGGACAGAAAAAAATTAGAACTCCTGTAGCTGCCCAACGTGCATCACGTAGAGCTAAACGAATAGGTGCTGCTGTAGGTGTAGCAGGTGCAGGTGGAGTTGGAGCAGTTGCTTATAAAGACATTAAAAATAAATTAGCTAAAGCTAAAGTAAATCTTAAAAAAGCTAAAACTGCAGAAATGAAAGCAAAAGAACGAGCTAATATAGAAAAACTTATGAGGCAATTACAAAAAGCAGATAGTATGCCTAGAACAAAACCAAAAAAGAGGCTAACACAATGACATTTAGATTAAGTCAAAGATCAATGGATAAACTTGAGGGAGTACATCCTGCTATGACTGGAGTAGTAGAAAGAGCTATTCAACTTACAGACATAGACTTTGGAGTTACACAAGGTGTAAGAACTTTAGATGAGCAAAAGGCTAATGTAGCTGCAGGACGATCACAGACAATGGCTAGTAAACATTTGTTACAGGACGATGGCTTTAGCCATGCCGTAGATGTTGTTGCCTATATAGGGTCAGATGTATCTTGGGAATTAAACTTATATGATAATATCTGTGATGCTTTTAAACAAGCAGCAGAAGAAACTGAAGCATCTGTTAAGTGGGGGGCTGCATGGTCTGAGGGAGATATTAGATCGTACTCAGGTACAGCAGAAGACGCAATGATGGCCTATGTAGATTTACGTAGATCACAAGGGCGTAGACCTTTTATAGACGCTCCACATTTTGAGTTAATGTAGTGAGATGGGTAGTCTTAACTCTGTTTTTATCTGGCTGTGGTTTGAGTACTCTTATGTCACTAGGAGGATCAGGCGGTCCTACAGTAAATTCTAATGCACAAATAGGTAAAGAAAATAAACAGGCTGTTGTAACTTATGAAGAAGAAACAGTTACTAATGCAGGTAGAGATGTAATAACAACAGAAGTTATCAAAGAGGTAGAAGCAGGGCCAGTAGAAAAGCTGCTTATCAGTAACCAAAACATACCCCCTTGGGTCATGCTTCTACTCATACTAGGATGGTTACTGCCAACACCAACAGAAATAGGTAGAGGTATAATTAATTTTATACTTGCATTATTTGGAAGAAAGATGTATAATGGCAAGAGCACTAACTGAGAAACAACAGAAACTACTAGCAGTTTTATTTGACGAAGCAGGTGGTGACATTGTAACTGCAAAGAAACTTGCAGGGTACTCTGATGCTACATCTTCTACTGAGGTAGTTAATTCACTTAAAGAAGAAATACTAGACGCAACGCAGACTTACATGGCACGTAATGCACCAAAAGCTGCAATGTCTATGGTGGGTGCACTCTACGATCCTACAGAGCTAGGTATTCGTGATAAGATGCAAGCTGCCAAAGAACTACTTGATCGTACAGGTTTAGTAAAAACAGAAAAGATGCAAGTAGAAGCAAAGGGTGGTGTAATGTTAATGCCACCTAAACAAATAGATGACGAGGATTAAACTATGGGTAAAAAATTAAATAAAACAGATCGTGCTAGATACGATAGACTAATGAGAATGTATGAAAAACGTCCTGATGAGTATTTAATAAAACTAGAAGATTTTGCACACGCAATGGATGAAAAGTACGGAGAGCCTATGGCTGAAATAAAAGGTTTTTCTAAAGGCGGTGTTGTTACATCAAAAAATTATGTTAATCCTGTTACTATTGTTAATAATTTAAAAAATAAATAAATGACTAAACCTCTACAAAAGTGGAAGTTACCTCAACCAACCGACATAAAAGAAGACAACGAATGGATTGCTATTCCACGTATCTCAAGAACAATACCATTCGGATATGAACTAGATAAAGACGATCCCGATATACTTCAACCTATTGAGAATGAACTCAACATGCTTGAAGACGCAAAGAAATATCTTAAACAGTATTCGTATCGTGAAGTAGCTAACTGGTTGTCTAGAAATACAGGACGATCTATCTCTCACGTAGGACTCAAGAAACGGTTGGATAATGAGCGAAGAAGAAAAAACAAAGTTGGAAGCCTACGCAGATGGGCAGAATATGCGAAAAAGGCAATCGCCAAAGCGGAAGAAATCGAAGCCAAACGTATCGGTGCAAAAGAAAAAGAAAGCTACCCCGAAGCCAAAGCCAGTTAGCATTGTAGAATCTATACCAATAGAGGAGCAACACAATGTTATATTTAAACCGAATGATGGGCCTCAGACTAGCTTTCTAGCAGCAGGTGAGCGTGAGGTGCTATATGGCGGCTCTGCAGGTGGGGGTAAGAGTTACGCAATGCTTGCTGACCCATTAAGGTATATGGGCCACCCTGCCTTCTCAGGATTGCTCCTACGGCATACTACGGAAGAATTAAGGGAACTTATCTTTAAGTCACAAGAAATGTACCCTAAGATATGGCCTGGGATTAAATGGTCAGAACGTAAGATGCAGTGGACTGCGCCCTCTGGTGCGAGGTTGTGGATGTCCTACCTAGATAGGGAAGATGACGTCCTGCGCTACCAAGGTCTAGCGTTTAGTTGGATAGGCTTTGACGAGTTAACACAATGGCCCTCACCATTCGCATGGAATTACATGCGCTCTCGTCTACGGTCCACTGCACCCGACTTACCAGTGTACATGAGGGCTACCACTAACCCTGGAGGTAGGGGTCATCACTGGGTAAAGAAAATGTTTATTGATCCTGCTGCTCATAACAAAGCATTTGACGCAACAGACATAGAGACAGGGGAAGTTTTAAAGTACCCTGCAGGTCACGAAAAAGCAGGAAGACCATTATTTAAACGTAAATTTATTCCTGCACGTTTATCTGATAACCCTTATTTGTCTAGACAAGGTGACTACGAAGCAATGCTACTGTCACTGCCTGAACAACAAAGAAGACAATTACTAGATGGTGATTGGGATATTAAAGAAGGTGCAGCCTTTACAGAGTTTGATAGAAACATACATGTAATTGAACCCTTTGACATTCCTAGTAACTGGGTAAAGTTTAGAGCATGTGACTATGGATACGGAAGTAAGTCTGGTGTAATTTGGTTTGCTGTATCTCCTGATGAGAAATTAATTGTATACAGAGAATTATATGTAGGTAAAGTTCTTGCTACAGATTTAGCTGACATGGTACTAGAGTTAGAGGCAGGTGATGGAAACATTAAGTACGGAGTATTAGACTCTAGCTTGTGGCATAAACGTGGAGACACTGGACCTAGTTTAGCTGAACAGATGATTATGAAAGGTTGCAGATGGCGTCCTTCCGATAGATCAAAAGGTTCAAGAGTATCAGGAAAGAATGAAGTACATAGACGTTTACAGGTAGATGAGTTTACAGAAGAGCCAAGACTAGTGTTTTTTGAAAATTGTACTAATTTAATATCTCAACTACCTGCAATACCATTAGATAAAAAGAATCCAGAAGATATTGACACACATTCAGAAGACCACTTATATGACGCTCTAAGATATGGTATAATGTCAAGACCTCGTTTTAGTGTATTTGATTATGATCCTATGGGTAGACCTTCTACTGGTATGAGGGTAGCAGATGCAACATTTGGATATTAAGGAAAAATAAATGGCAGAAGATAACGAAGTATTTATTGAGGACGATGCAGTAGTTCTTGAGGATACAGATAACTCCATAGAAGAAGACGCAGATACATCTAAGATAATTCCATTTATTATGCAGCGATATCATCGTGCAGAAGACTATCGTAGACAAGATGAGGAACGTTGGCTCAGAGCTTATCGCAACTATCGTGGTTTATATGGTCCTGACGTTCAGTTTACTGAAGCGGAAAAATCTCGTGTATTTATTAAGGTAACTAAAACAAAAACATTAGCTGCATATGGACAGATAGTAGATGTATTATTTGCAAAGAATAATTTTCCTTTAACTGTTGATCCTACGGAACTTCCTGATGGGGTAGTTGATAATGTCTCTTTTGATCCTGCTATGCCTAAAGAATTACAAGAAGATGAAAGGGGCGATCCAGTATCGCCTTACGGCTTTAATGGTGACGGTAGAGAAATTCCTAAAGGTGCTACGTCTAAAACGTTAGAAGAGTTACTTAACCCTGAACTACGAGATAAACTAGAACCTATAGACAATATTAAAAAAGGAGCAGGTACTACACCTACATCCGTAACATTTAGTCCTGCTATGATTGCGGCAAAGAAGATGCAAAAGAAAAT